AAATTAAACTCTTGAGGTGTTACATAACCTCTTTGCTCTTTATTAGCAATTGCTAATACTTTTTGATATACAGTGTCTATACTTACTGCCATAATTTCTTTTGTTTATATAGTGTAGTCACCCGTATAGAGTGACTACTCTATAAAGTGATTTATAATTGTTTTAAAATATTTTGGTATATTTCCATACCATCATCTGTTTTAAAGTATGCAGCTAATGCTGAATAAGGATTTTCATCAAATGGAACGGTCATGACTTTTCTGTCATTACTTCCCCAATGAAAAGTTCTGTTGTCACTTGAAAGTCTAAGTAATCCAGCTTCAACAGCTTTAATACCAACATTTCTAAGTTCAACATTACCATCATTAACTAACTCTAAGAATAATTTAGGATTTCTTTTAGCATAAAGCATAACATCTCTTTTTATCTCCTTAGATGCCATGTTACTTACCTTATTACCTTGATCTACTCTTAATACCGCTTCTGCTAAATCTATTTCAATATTTCTAGCTGTATTTAAAGCTTCTAGTTCTAGTTCAAGTTCTCCTAACTCATCTTTAGCTTCTTCAACTGGATCAAACTCATAAAATAATCTATTTGCTTGAGGATGATATAGTGATAATAATTTTTGTAGTGTTTGTTTTTCTTTTGGAACATTTAATATTCCATCAGTAAAAGTTACGTGACCTAATCTAGCGTCACCTTTAAATTCATCTACAAAAGGTGTTTTTTGATTTTCTGTATATTTCAACTCTCTCTCATATCCCTTCTCATTATCAAACCAATAAATACCTCTACTTTGTATAGTATATGATAATGGTGATAAACCATCTCTTAAATAATATACTCTGTCTTTAATATCCCAGGCGTTTTTATCAGCAACGACTGGCGTTTTAACATCAACTGGCTCTTTTGCCACTGATGCTTTTTTCATAGTAACTTCTGTTTTAGAAGTTTTCTTTTTTGATTTTTCCATAATATAATATAATTAAATAATTAAAAAATAAAGGGCTAGGTGCCGAAGCACCTAACTCTTTAAAATAATGTATTAGTTAAGAATCATGAAGTTATTAGCTCCTTGAACAACTAAACATCTTTCTGATAGGTAATGTACCTCCATTGCATCAAGATCAGAAGTGATGTTTCCACCAACTGAACCAGTGATCCAAGTTTTCATTCTTCTATCATCAGATTGTGAAGCTCTGTATCTTACGTGTAAGAAAGGTCTTTTCATATTTCTACCTAAAGACTCATCATAAACAGTTGATACACCAGCTGGAATTACAACCGCTCTAACGTCGTTGTAATCGCCATCTACTTGACCTCTTAATGAAGCATCGTTTAGATATTTCCAGTCAGATTTGTAGAAGTCATAAGAACCTCTTCTGAAACCAGAGAAACCTAAATTTAATGCCATATCCTCATCGTTACTGAATACTCCGTAAGAAGTACCACCTGAACCATAAGAATTTTGTGCTGCAAGCATATCATCTATTGCTAAAGATACACTTCTGTTGCAGTACAACATGTTTTCTTCAATCGCACCTTGTCCATCAAATTTCTTAAGGATATTATCAAAAGATCCTAAGTCATCTGCTGCACTAGTACCAACGATACCAGAAGTAACGTGACCTCTGTCATTGATTGCTGCGAATAAACCTTCAGTACCAAAATCCGCACCAGCTCCAGATAATTCTGAATCTACTGCAGAAGAACCAGGTACACCAAGTTCACCTTCTATACATGCCATTTCTAAGTAATCAGAGAATCTAGCTCTTGTATCACCTTCAGCTTTTAAATACCATAGGTAACCATTTTGACCTTCTTCACCTGAAATTTCTACCCAACCAATAGCTGATGCGTCTGAACCACTTACTTCAAATTTATCTTTGATAATAATTGGTTTGTTCACATGAGATTTATGTTGAGGTGTTACTGCGTTAGACATTCCGCTATCTCCTTTTTTGAATTCAGATCCATAAACGAAGAAAGAACATCTAGCTGCAGCGTCATCATCAGTTGTAACAAATCCACTTACTGCACCAACAGTTGCTACTGCGTAAGGAAGAGCTGTTAAAGTACCTGCTGCTGAATCAGCTGCAGAAACATAACATTTTGTTATTGTAGGGCTAGACTCACCATCAGATAATACGATAGTTTGACCAACTCTAACACCGTGATTAGTTGCGCCAGTAATAGTACCAGCGTTTGCTACAGATACTCCTGTTACAGAGATGTGTAGTCTACCTTGTTCTGACCAGATTACTCTGTCAGCTGTCATAGCCTCTTCAGCACCTACTTGAGAAAGGAAACCAGAGATAGTTCTATTACCGAACACCTCAGCTTCTTTTTCTATAATATCAGGTAGATATTGTTGAGCCCAACCTTCAGTACTAGATGACGTAAAGTCAATATAGTTACTAGAAAGGGTTTGTTGTTTTGGGGCTGGAGTTGAGTTTAAATTCGACCCAGCCGTTGGGTTAATTGCTGCCATTTTATTTTAAATTTTAAATGTTTAAAGTTATTTTCTAATTTTAAATCGAAGTCTATCAGTAGAGTCGCCACTTATCGCTCTTACTTTTACACCACTAACATCTGTTTCATTAGTAGCTCTAGGAGACATATCAATGTTTTTAGATCGTGCAATACTTTCTTTAACACCGTCTGCTTTTCCTTGTTCGTAAAAATGATTTGCAACAGCATCAGCGTTCATAGCTGTAAACATAGATTTATGATACCCTTCAGCGTTATTAATTAGTTTACTTTTCTTATCTAAAAAATTAGATACAAAGTTATTAATATCACTTTGTTGTTCTTTAACTCTGTTTACATCTTTAACATTAAATCTAAACTTTTTATCTCCGACATTATATTCAAAACCTTTGAACTTGTCGTTAAAAACATTATTTGTTTTTTGTGTAAAAGTTGACCTTTGTTGTTCTAATGCTTTTTCTTCTACCTCGTTCTTCTCATTGTATCTATTAAAAAAATCAATTGCCTTTTTTTGCTCAGGATTTAACTTTGAGCCTGCTTTGATTTCCGCATAGTATTTAGACTTTAGCCCGTCTAAGTGGCTTTTAGCGTCGGCAACTTGCTCTTTAAACGCTAATTTCTTTCTCTTAACATCAACTACTTCATCTACTTCTTCATCGTAGTCAAATCTATCTTCTATAAGAAAATCAACTTCATCACTTGTTAAGTGTGATTTAGTTTGATTATAATACTCTCTTAATAAAGCTTTATCATCAAGTTTATTGTAATCTTGATTTAATTTTACGTAATCGTTAAGATCACCACCAGTTTCATCCATAAAGTCCACAACTTTTTGAATATTATCCGGTAGTTCTTTGCCAGTTTCTTTAGCTTCTTCTACAGCTTCTTCAACTGCTTCTTCAATTGTCTCAGCTTTATCTTCAACAACCTCATCAGTTTTTTCTTCTGTAATCTCTTCCAAAACTGGTTTTTCAGTTTCTTCTTCTTTGGTTTCAACCTTTTCCTCTTTAACTTCCTCAACAATCTTATCATTGACTTCTTCTTTAGGTTGCTCTTCTTCCTGCTTTTCTTCTGCAGAAGCTTTAGACATATCAACCTTTAACGGTTCATTGTCTACAGCCATTTTTTTCATTGACGGTTTTTTCTTTACTTTTAATTTACCATCATTTTCTGTTGCTTTCACTTCAGCAGCAGAATCAGTAGTCTCTTCTACCTTTTCTTTTTTTGCTTTTGCCATAATATAATATTATATAATTAATTAAACATATGTACTCTCGTACAATTTTTTTATTTTCCTATGTATGCTACAACCTGTCCCGCATTAACATCAATTTCAGTATATCTACCATAAATTGTTACGCCAGATTTTAAATCTAAGTTTGTGTTTGTTATTTGAACACCACCAGATCCTTCTAAATTAGTTTCAGAACCTGCAGCTAAATCATTAGCAGCATCCTCTGTGTTAGCGAATACAGTTGCTGTTTCTGCAACTAAACCACCTGAACTATCAAAATCAGTGTCAGTTATTGCTGTTATAGCAATAAACACACATCCTGTAGGAGGTTTAATAGCATCACTAGAAGCTGTTGTAAAAACAGATCCCATTATTTTGCCAGTCCAATCTTGTACTACTTTTGCCATTTTACTATTATTTATTTGTTAAACATATTATAATTCTATTCCGCCACCCATTATATCATTACCTGAAGACTCAAACTTTTTAGGTGGTGCTTGATTATTTCTTTGATCAATTAATTCAGATTGTTGACTAGCTTGTATTCTAGTTCTTTCATCTTTACGATCTTCTTTTGTACTCTCCTTCATCTTTGTGGTTTCAAGCTCTTTTTCTTTTAATTTCATGTTTAGCTCAAACTCATGATTCATTAACTCTTTCTTTAGATTAGCTTCTTGTTGTTGTTTTTGCTGCTCTAATTGACTCTTTGCAGTTTCAAGTTCAATTTTACTTTGTGTTAAAGCCTGTTGTTTCTGTACTTCTGCTTGAGCTGCAACTTGCTGCGACTCCGCGTTAGCTTGTGATTGCGCTTTTATATTCTGTTGTTGCATTGCTTGGTCTTGCTCTATTTTTTTCTTTCTTCTTAATTTAAGAAGTTGATTTGCAAGTTTTACGTTTTTAATTTCTCTTATATCAATAGCATCTTCTAGCTCAATGCTATTTTTTGCAATGGCGGCTTGTATGTTATTTTCTAACATTGCTTTTTCTTCTTCATCTGGTGCTAGTTCAATAAATATACCAAAATCATGAAGATGTAATGTAGACAAATCATCTAAAGTACCAACGTTATGAGCTCCAATAGCTTGTATAAAAGCTTCTCTTGTTGGTGAATACTCTAATACATCTGCGATTCTCATAGATAAACACTCACATAATTCTGAAGTTATTAACAAACCACCTTGTAATATATGTCTTGTTGCAACATTTGAATTAGCTGCTGCTAACTTTTGTACACCTACTAATGTATTAGCATCTGGCATACTACCGTCTCTTGCTTCATTTAACCCAGTAACATCTCTTATCATTTGTAAATAATAATTGTATGTCTGTATTAACGCTTGCATTTTATTACCACCACTACCACTTTGAATTTCTTGTATAGGTACTTTACCTGGATTACCATCTCCGTCTGCTGTTAATGATCTTCCAATAACACTACCAGTTTGGAAAAACATATTTAACGCTTCTTGTGGATTGTAGTTTGTACCGTTACCTAAATCAACTTCAGCTAAACCATCAGCGTCTAAATAAACACCATCAGGAACCATACGCGACATAACCTGTTGTAACTTTAAATGAGTTAACTGAATCATATCTGCAAAACCAGTTATTCTACGAACTAAAGATTCAATTTTACCTTTGTACATCCTTGGCGCACAAAGTGAATAATTCATTTTTACTTTGGTATAATCACTCTTAGGTCGCATCATGTTTTTTGACATCTCCCATTTAAGTAACTTTTTAGTACCTAATACTAAAGCGCCTTCATATAAGACTTCAATAGATTTAGATAGCTTACCAAATCTTTCATCTACAACTTCTAACGGCGGATTAAACGAATCATCTTTCATTAATATTTTAGATGCACCACTACCAGTTGTTTTAATTTTATAAACCTCGTTCATGTAGGTTTTATAGTTAAAATAAAGTATTTGTATTATATTATTATCAACGTTAGTTCTATCATAAACATTATTACGTTCTAATGATGATTTATGTATACCTTGTTGTGTTATTTCTTTTAGATCTTCATTGGTAAGGTTTGGGAATTGCTTTTTAAGCTCGTTGATAGGTATATTTTTTACTTCACCAATGTAGTATATGTCGTCAAAGTAAGGCGACTCAGTGTGTGAGTATATTATATTTGCAGGATCTACATAATCTATTGTTACACCCTCTGACTTAGTAAAGTTGTTCTTAACACACGCTAAGCCTATAACAGTTAAGTCATAATATAATCTTCTTTTTATTTGATCATACTTATTGCCTTGCAGTATAACATTTAAAGCTTGTTCTTCTGCGATCTCTATAGACTGCTTATATGTTAACTGCATATGTAAAGATAATTCCTCTTCATCTCTAGGTAAAGTTGCAGGATCATTTTCTGCTATAGTTATGCCAAAAGCTTGCTCAGAAAATTCATTTAAATCTTTAGTCTGCATATCTCTAATAACAGACTCCATATATTCTGTACGTTGACTAACGCCATAAGGATCTTGTGAATATGCTTTTACATCGTAAATTCTATCTGATATACCGTTTACAACTATATCTACAAATTTAGGTATAATTGGAACTGGTTTCCAATCTAAGTTAAGATATGATAAATCACCATTAATAGATAATTCATCTTTATATTTTTGTATACTTTGTTCTCCTCTCGCGTAAAGTCTTAACTTATGAAACTCCATTTGATTTGTGTTAAATCGATTAGCACCAGAGTCTCTACCAAACCACTCAGCCTCAATAGCTTGAGCTACTTCTAAGCCATATTCGTAGCTAGCTTTTTCTGCATCGCTAGCTATTTGACTAGGAAAATAACCTTTTTGTATTTGTACAGCCATATTTATTTTATTATTTTAGATGTGCTACCATGATTATTATATTTCATGATATTTAAATTTACTTTTTCTTTT